TCCTATAACTGTTCCGGCTCCTTCTTTTCCTTTATTACTTGTCCATGTAACTTCATCACCTTGTTTTAATTCAGGTGCCGCTGGTGCTTCTGGTTCAGCAGTTGGTTCTGCTGTAGGTTCTGCTGTAGGTTCTGCTGTTGGTTCAGCAGTTGGTTCTGCTGTTGGCTCTGCTGTAGGTTCTGCTGTAGGTTCTGCTGTTGGTGTATCTGCTGTTGCCGGAGCATCTGGTTCTGTTGTTGGTGTATCTGCTGTTGCTGGTTCTTCTGGTGCCGGATATATTTCGCCTCCACCATATTTTGATTTTCCACCTACATCAGCTGTACCTTGAAATCCGCTTTTTATATAATAGTTAATAATTTTCTTTACATCTTCTGGTTGTAATGCTTCTTCTTTAAGTTTATTATATTCGCTTCTTGCTTCTAGAACAGTATATGTTTTTATTACACTATCATACATAGAAGCTGTAACAGGTTCTTTTGTTGGCATAGATTTTGCACCTATATTGCCAACTGCATCCCATCCTTTATGAACTGCATCTAAACCTTGTTTACCTTTATCCATAACAGCTTTGGCACCACGACCCATAGCTTTATACCCCATGAATCCTTTAGGCTTATATTTTCCAACTTTGTTTAATACAGCAAGAATATCTTTTGGTTGTTTAACCGGAAGTCCCTTCTTTTTAAGAAAGCTGAATAATAAATCTGTAGTAGGAGTACCATCTGGAGTATTTTTGTAATATGCTTCGAAATCTTTGGTCAATGCTTTAGTTTCAGCATCAATATCCATCTTTGTAGCCGCTGTTTTACTACCAAATTTCTTCTTAATCCAGTCTATAGGATTAGCTTCGTCTACTTGTGATTCGCTTATGATCTGGTGTACTTTCATTTATACATACTCCTAATTGTATTTATATTATATTTAGCTATAATTCGTAGACATAGGTCGTTAAATAATCTTATGCCTCGAACTGTATATAGGGTTATAGAGAAGATTACTCAGAAACAAGAGTTAATGGATTGTTCTTCAGAATCTGAAGCGTTTGAAGTAATGGGACAATTAGTTGAAGCTAATCCTGAGTCACAATATACTATAGAAGAAGTTGTAGTATACGATAAAGAAGCATTTCGTTACGGAAGAGATCCGGAACTGCATTAAGATCAACTGCGTTGATCTGTGTTCTCGCTATCGCTCTAACACATTATTCTCTCAACTGTTTAATTAAGTGCGTAGCACTTTTGCATCATGTAGATAGTTGAGCCATACTTCGCCCGTACCCGGACGAAGCATTTAATAGCCATCATGTGAGATGAGCGTACCATCTTGATAAAGAAGATTGCATAATGCACAGAGGCGGTAACCCTACAACCTCTTACTTCAGCCTTCGCATAGTTACGGACGGTATTAATCCCTATCAAGCGGAATTTTCTACCGTGCTGGTTGCTTTTTACTCAGAGCCAGCATCTTTTAGACCTAAAGTTAGTCTAGCCTTGCAACGCACCAGAATCTAAGTGTCATAATGTACACCTTCAAGGTGAGTCGAGCTATCTCGACCAAACAATGTTGCTTATGTTATTTGCCTTTAAGAGCTTCTTTAAGGATCTTTGATCCGCCTACTCGTACGTTTATAATGCCGTTATAGTATTCATCAGTTTCTAGAACCCTACGATCAAACTGTTCTTTTGCTTCTAGATAACTTGTTACGCCTTTACTTGGACAGTAATGTAATATTTCTCGTGTGAATTTTTGTTTTCCTAGCTTTTCAACATCTTCTAATAACCAATCACTAGAGCCCCAATAGTCTCTCCAGTCACTTTCTATTGTACTTCTTCTTTTGTTTATCCTACCCTTGAGTGGTGGCCGTGTCTTTCTGAATCTAGCTAGTTTTTTGCCTACGTATTTGCGATTGTTGGTTGTATTTGTAATAAGATATACAAATCCTACACAATCTGTGGGTAGTTCTTTAATGATTTTCTTCTTATAAGTCCACTCCATGTAGATACTTAACAAGTATTACAATTCGGACTTCCGTTTCTGGTGGAACTCGGTGTGAGCGTCCATTACTTCTACTCTACGTTTAGAACATAAGCGTCTTATTTCGCTTAACCATCGTCTAGCATCACGTTTTGTACTTTCGCTCTTACGTTTTTCAAAGTTTTCATTAGCTTTATAGTATTCTAAGTATGCTTTTGTTAGTAAGTCGTGTGTATCGTCTATCATTGCATAATCTCTACATCATTATCATAAGACGTAAAGCCGTTTTCTTTAATAACTTTTAATACATTAGTTACTCTACCCATTAGTTCGTCTTTATGTGAAATAAGGTAAATGTTTTTATTACGTTCTCTACCCATCTTCTTTAAAACACTTAATGACGACTCAACACCAGCTGTATCCATACCACTATCTATTAACTCATCAACAAATAGCAAGTTAATATGTTGGTATAAACTTTCCCAAACATCTCTAAATGCAAAACTTAATCCAAGAATTAATCTATTGCGTTCACCTCTTGATAAGTTATCAAAGTCTAAGTCCTGACCAAGTTGTGTAATCTCTACATTTAAGTCATTTAAGAACGTAACAGTATGTGGTAAGCCTACCCTATCAAGATAGTAAGTAAGCCTATTATTTAAATATGCAAGGTTTTGATCAATAATTTTCTTTCTTATAAAACTATCTTTATTAGTTAATAGTTTATATAAAAAGTCCTGGTGTTCTTTTAAAGAGTTTAATTCATTAATAGTGTCCCAGTTAACTTCTTGTAATGCTGTATGTTTTAGATCATCTATTTGTTCTTGGTAAGGATCAGTTTCTTCTTCTTTATCAGTTAATGCTTTCTTTAAGTTTTCAACATTACCTCTATGTTCATAGGCTTCTTTAGCTGTTTCATAAAATGTATTAGGTTTAATATCTAAATCACCTATGTCTTCTAGTTTCTTTTGTACTTTCTCATGCTTATTAGAAATTTCAATCATATATGTATGTGCATCACCATAGTCTACTTGAATTGAGTTTCTCATTTCTTCAAGTTTCTCGTCATGTAGTTCTTGTCCACAAGCATAACATTTAGCGTGTTCAAGGTTATCAAGATCACTACCTATCTTTTGTACATTTTTATCTGCTTGTTCTAATGCACGTTCAACAGTTGCTAGTTCTTTTGTAAGATTAGTATGGTGCTTGTTAAGGTCAGACCAATCAGATAGCTTTTCATGGTCTTCTAGTTCACTGTCAATATCTAATTGTTCTAATTCACGAATTCCTTTTTGCAGTTTAACACAAGTCTCTTTGTTTTGTGCTATCCAAGCCTTACGTCTACTTTGTAAGCGTTCAATGTTTTCTTTAATTTTTTCATTACTATCTTGAACTGCGGTTAGTCTTGCATTCTCGTGAGTAGTTTGATCTCTATTAATACGCATTTGTTCACGTAACTGCTCTGCTTTTTCAGATAGTATAGTAATACCTAATAACTGTTCTATAATAGCACGTTGGTCGTTGTTCTTCATTGCTAAGAATGGTTCAGTATATGTGTTCAATGCCAGTATATGCTTAAACATATCATGACTCATACCTAGTAATATGTTAATGTCTTGTTGTGTTTTACGAGAATCGCCTTGACTTTCGTCAGTTATTTCTTGATCTTCATTATTAATAGAGAATTTTAGTAAATTAGGCTTTCTGCCCCTTTCAATATGGTATCTTTCTCCATTTTTTTCAAAACTTAAAGTAACTAACATACCTTTGTTGTTAGTTTTGTTTACTAAATTGTCACGTCTAATGTTTGTAAGGGCCATTCCATACAATGCATAACTTAACGCATTGATTATTGTTGTTTTACCAGTACCATTACGTGATCCAGCATCATCACCACCTTGGTCTAAGTTTTCACCAAGTACAAGTGTTAACTGATCTCTATTAAAGTTAATTGCTTGTGTAGTATTACCTACACTCATGAAGTTTTTAACAGTTAGGTCTTGTATTTTAATCACGGTCTTCCCCTAACTTGTTATAAATGTCAAGTAATTTTGCCTTGTCATAGTTATCAGACTCAATTGCTTGTATTTCCTTGGCAACAATTTGGTCAACACTTTCGAATTTTGTGATATCAATGTCGGTATTAATTTCATCATCTTTGTTATTTGGTATAAGTGTAATTTCTCTACACTCATACTTGTCAACAAACGTTTCTTTTATGAAACTTGCTTCTTCATATGATATTGGTAAGTCCAATGTAACACGTAAATACATTTTAGGTTTAAGTAATGTATCTTTTTCGTCTAGTAACCTTGATAGTTTAACTGTGCGATACTTGGGACAATTCCACCAGTTAAGATATTCAGGAGCGCCGCCGTGCTCTAATATCATCATACCTCGTTCATCGTCCCAAGCATCAGCATAGTTATGAGGTAAAGCATTACCTATATAATTGATACACCCTTTAACTTGTCTTTTATGGAAGTGACCAGAGAATACATACTCTTGATGTTTAAAATGATCAGGTTGTAGCTCACCAGTATTAGGCATTTGCACCATAGCGTTCATATAAAATGTTGGAAGTTCAAAATGACCGAATATATATTTGCTTTTAATCTTTGAAATCTGTTTCCATTCGTCACCTACAAGCCAAGGTACTAAAGTAGTGTCACCTTTTGTTGTAATTTTATTAACAATAGTAATGCCAGGAATGTGTTTACCAAACTCTATGGAATGAATATCACGTTTATCTTTATAGTATAAGTCGTGGTTACCAGGAAAGAAAAAGAATTGGTTAAATGCTTTCCCAAGTTTTTCTAAACTTCGGATAGTAGCATCCATGGTAGTAATGTTTAAGCTATTTCTATTGTGATGCCAGTCACCCATAAAGATACCGGTTTCACAATTATGTTCTTTAGCTTG